CTGGCATAAAAATCTGTCGGCGTCGCCAAAAACCTAGTTCCTGCTGTTAGCGTGCCTTGCACGTTTTTTCTTTGATTAGGTAGTTGGACTAAGGAAAAGATCCTATCTTCTGATTCTTGTATAAACCTATCCAACTGACTTGTGAACGTGGACTCAGATACCTGTAGGTAATCTTGCACAGCCGTTTTTAATGTAGCTAACGTAAAACTCATGTTGTTATTGTAACCTCACCTAAACCAACACTAACAGAAAAAGTTGTAAGCACAGATCCTAATTTGCCATCACCCACATTCGTGTAAACCAAGAAAGCAGAATTGTCGTCTGTCACATCTGGTCTTGCGTCTTTCAATGCTTGCGGATCTTGTGGCGCTGGTTTTGGCATAAGTTGTGGATGCTTGGCGTCCCATTGATCTGGGCCAACCAATAAGCCGTCCCATGTACGGCGCATGTCTTTTAGTTTGTATCTAAATCCTGTGATGTCACAGATTCCGTATGCAAATTTTCCTGATGCAAAAGCCATTATGCGTTGTTGTAGTTCCTCAAACTTGGTGCAATTCTAAAAGATGCTCTATCTTCATCTTGTGATAAAGCTCTTTGAAACTCATCTTCGTAAATCGCTTTCAGAGCAGCCGTCCTTTCTGGTGCTCTTTTCATAGATATGTAATAAGCCAAACCTGCGGCCAAACAAGGATAGAATCTAAACGGCAAATCTAATGTGTTCGCGCCGGCGTCAGCATCGTCCATCCTAACCAAGACGTTCATGTGTATTGTGTAAGTGCTAGATTTATCTGGTGTCGGCCAAACCGATATGGTTGGCGTAAGCTGCTTGTTAATAAAAAACTGATTTGGTTTACCGGTAGTGGATTTAGTCGTTATGTGTGCGTACTCAGCCCTGCTTAGTCTACTCATGGGTATGTCTGTAGTTTCGTTGCTTACCGTTTCTCGGATAAACACGTCCAATACATCTATAGGCGCCGTGCCGTTTGTGCTATCAACGTTATAAGTTTTCGTATCTTTAACCATATCCACGGTTTTTTCTGTGATGGTCCATTGATTCAAACCTCTGTTGGCCCATTCTGCCAACATAAGATTTAGACTTCTGTTTGCGCTTTTTAGATCGTAACCGGTACGAAGTTCCAAACCGCAACGTTCAAATGCCTCTTCAACGTAATCAGCTACATCTAATTCAAAGTTTTTGCTGCCTGATGTTGCCATTAATCTTCTTCAATCCCGTCACTGTATAAGTTGTTAAACGTAATTTCAGGATCCATGTAACTTTCATGTCCCTCAGCTGAGTGCACCCACTGACTTGGTGAGAAGTCGGGAGCGCCTTCGCCCACACGCCATAACGCAGGATTTGTCGCTCTCACTCTATTGTTCGGTAATGCAACAATATTGCCTGTGTAGTCACCGGCGTCAGTTAAATATAACACATGTGATTGCTTATGTTGAGCCGGATCATCGGCTATGCTGTGTTCTGTGTAATCTACGGTAAACATGTATCTGCCGGTATAGAACTCTCCACCTATTTTGCAGATCCAAGGAGACGAGCTAACTCTGTCCATGGTTATCACCGAATGATGGTGACTTAAACAGTCCCAAGGTTGCGCTAGGTGATCTTCCATGGGTTCTGGCCATTTAGCTAGGGGTATGTCGGCTACTAGCGCCTCGATAGGCATACGGGCCCACATAGCGCCACCGTGTACGTTTTCGTCAGGGTAATCTTCAAAGTCGGTTTCACAACCGGTAAAAACCACTTGAAAAGAAAGAGATCGGTCAGGAATCGTGTTTACAGCAAACGCTAAAGCGTGCAAATACTCGCCATGATAGTTTTGGTGATTAGCCGTAAACTCTTTACGAACCCAGCATTTAAACTGAGGTATGTTTGAAATTAAATACGCCACTTAATTTAATTTTTGTTTTTTAAAGTTTTTTTCTAATGCCTTTTCTAGCTTTTTTTCTTTTTGCCATTTTTCCCGTCATCTTGGCTTGGGCCGCGACTTTTGCCATTCTGCCTGATGCGGCTCCACCTACAGCCATGCCTTTGGTGCCTTTCATGGCTCCGCCTTTGGCTTTACCTTTGGTGCCCTTCATAGCACCACCTTTAGCCATGCCTTTGGTACCCTTCATAGCTCCGCCTCTGGCCATGCCTTTAGTTCCGCGCAAAGCCGGAGTTTGACCTGCTGCTCTAGTGCCTTCACCCATAAGCGCTTTCATAACTGAGGCAGGCATATTTGACATACCGGTTGCAGCTCGCTCTCTGGCTGCTGCTCCACCCATTGCCATACCTTTTGTGCCTTTCATAGAACCGCCCATAGCTCTGTACTTAGTTCCTTTCATAGAACCGCCCATAGCTCTCATTTTGGTTCCTTTCATGCCACCACCTCTGGCTCTGTATTTAGTTCCTTTCATTGTTAGCTCCTTCCGTATAAACCCATATTAGGTTTTGATTTTATCATACCACCTGTGGCCGCAAAAGTTTTAACATTTGTTGGTTTGCCACCAACGCCTTGTTTTTTTGCTCTTTTACGAGACACCGCTGATTTGATTTGTCCTTTAGTCATACGTCGCGCTTTAGCAGCCGGCACACATTTTGGGTACTTTCTTTTTCTGTCCGCTTTTAGTTTAGATCTGCCGCATTTAGCAAAGCCGCCACCTTTTTTGGGCGCACCAATGTCGACCCAATCTTGTTGGAACCACTTGGTTAGTCCTCCGCTAGTCTTTGCCATGTGCTTTTCTTATTGCTTGTTTACCTTTTTTGAAAACGTTGGCTATGCCTGTTTTGCCCATAACCTTAGCGCGTTGCTCGCCAACTGTCAGTATTTGTATTTTGCGTGCGTACGGTTTCTTGATTCTTTTGACTTTGTTTACCGTAGCGTTTGCGTCTTTCATGGTTGCAAACTTAATACTGACGGTATCTTTTGGGTTTTCATCGGTGTATAACCTTCTGCCGGATCCTTTAGGTTTTTTGCCTGTGCCAACTTTAGGATCTCTTTTCTTTTTCATTTTCTTTTGTATTTTGGACTTTTACGTTTTGTGCCATCGGCTCTTTTTATCAGGCCTCTGGCTTTTGCAGATGCACGCTCACTAAAACCAAGCTTTTTGCCTTGTTTTATTTTGCGCTTGATTGTGCTTGCTTTAGCTACCATTACGAACTAGGGACTCTGGTTTTTTTACGTTTGGATTGCATCATAGCGCCACAACCTCTGCCCTGTACCATCGTTACCGCGCCACCTTGTCGCATGAAACCCATTTTATTTCTCACTCTTTTGGGTAGTTTAGGTAGACCTTTGTTATCGGCCGGTATGGGTTTTAAACCTTTCATTTCTCCGCCTTCTGCTTTTTTAGCGCCCTTATACTTACCGCCCATTCTTTTGTACTCTTGGACCATGTAAGCGTTTGCGTAAGCAGACGGGTAGACCTTAAACTTTCTTTTTGCTTTGGCTTTTGCTTGTCTGTATTTAGTTGGATTAGCAACGTTAGATGGCACATCGGATTTTGCGCCTCCGCCTTTTTTCATTTTGATTGCCTCAAGCGTTTTTGCTTGACCCGCATGAGTCTTACTTGCTTTTTTTAGTTGTTTAACAACTTTGTTAATTTTTTCTTTTGCCATGATTATTTACCAATTTTTGCATGACCAATACGACGCCGCAAATACATCTTTCTTTTTTTGCACCGCATCGCAGTTGTGTCTTGCTCGGAAACTTTTTCTACGCGCCGGTTGATCTTTTTTGATACTTAAATTTGGATCTCCGTAACGCACTATTTTTACTTGATCGCCTTTTTTTGCTAAGACCGCAAACTTTTTGTTTTTACCAGGCGTTCGTTTTTGTTTGTTGTAACCAGAAAAAGTCTCCCCGCGATAAGTAAGCCTACCGCTGGGAGTCCTTTTTACATCTTTAGTCGTCGCCACCTTAGTAGTTTTTGTTCAACACTAAAATGATGGAGTAAGCGTCACCGTTACTGTGACCTACCGTAGTAAAGTCAATGTCTCCGGTTACGCCTGATCCTGCGTTATTGGGTATACCTGTGAATAAATCGTAATATTCATCACCCGTGCTATCAGCCGGTAAAGGTATTGCTAAGACGTTAGTAGATGCGTCAAACTCAATGTCAACGCCCATACCACGACAGGCCCAATAGATCCTTGAAATAGAAACCGAAGAACAAGCGTCGCCTGCGCTGTTATTAGCTAACGCCGAAACGTCAACTTTTTTAACAGAGGCCTCACCTGAGCCGTCGCTCTCGTTTGTAAATTTCAAGATAGCAGTTTTTTCTCCGTCTTGAATGGTCTGACTTGTTACTGTATCAGCCATGGTTTACTCCTTATAGCTCTGTGGTT